GGCGTGCGCTCCGGACCTTCATTGGCCTTGAGTTCTTCCGCAGACAGGGTATCCTCGACGGCTTCGTCCGCACCAACCGCAGCCGGATTGAACGGCGTTAGGTCCATCATGCGGCTATAGACCGCATCGGAAAACTCAGGCAGCGACCGTGCAGTCAGCACTGGCACCGGGTTGGGATCACCAAGAGTACGTTCGGCTACTAGCTTATATGGAGCCTTTGCGTCTTCCGGATCGTACACCACCTTATACGGGGCATTCTCCGGGGCCTGCGCACGCAGGGCGTATTCGATATCACCAAGCGTTTCTTCACGTTCGGCGTCCAGTTCCTTGGCGCGGGCACCAGCCTGCTCGCGGGCGTCGATTTCAGCCTGTGCGGCTTCCTCACGCATACGGGCTTTTTCTTCTTCCGAAGCGAAGCGGAACTGATTAAACTCTTCGCGCTTAAGTTCTTCGCCCGGTGCTACTTGCGTAGCCATTTCACCAAACAGGCTGGGCGTTTCCGTGTCCTTGGTAGGACGACCACGGCGTGAAAAGCGCAGGTTGGTCGGCTCGCCTTCCATAACCCCGTAAAGGGTTTCGCGGGCTTCGCCTTCGTCCATACCAAACCGGGCCATGAAGTCGCTAAACAGGCTGGGACTATTAAGGATTTGCTCAGCCCGGAATGGCGAAATCGGTTGGTCAGCTTTAATGGTGGGTGCTGGGCCACGCACAGGCGGCTGCTGAATTACGGGCGGCGCAGTAGGCGCAACCGGAGCCATACCCAATTGCTCGGCAAACTGCGCTTCAGGGTCGAAGACTTCATCAGGCGTAAGGCTGGGGGGCTGCGGAGCAGTAGGGGTAATCGGAGCTTCAGATACTTCCGTGTATTCGGGTACTTCAACCCATGTCATACCTACCTGCGCACGTTTGGCGCGCTCGGACTCGTTTAGAGCAGCCTGCTGCACTTCCGGAGTGAGCATGAGCTTAGTAAGGCGCGTTATAATATCCTGCCCGGTTTTATAATTGTCGGTCAGGAGCTGGCGCATCTCTACATCCGATATACCTTTCGACTGCGCATATGCGCTCAACCTACCCGTATCCTGAAGGAGTTCAGACCGCTTCGTCTGCTCCTGCAAAACACGCTGTCGCGCCGCCTCCATGGCCCGATAAGAACCATAGTCCTTGCCGTCGAAGACAAACGGCGATTGTGCACTCGCACCCATTTCGGCTTCATACGCACGCTGCATAGCAGCCTGCTCTTCCTCGTCAACCGGAGGTGCAGTCGGTTCAGGTGCAGGAGTAAAGCCACCTTCGGGCGGCATCGGCGCGTTGATATTTGGATCGACGTAAACGTCTTCCGGCGTAATACCTGCTGTACGCTCAGCAACGGCCTCTTGGCGGCGTGCAGCCTTAAGCTTCTCCTGCTCAGCCAATGCTGCGCGCTCGGCGGCTACTCGGTCCGCTACTCGCTGGGCAATCTGTTCAGGGAACCCACGTACTTCAACGAGACGGGTCTTAAGGTCGCTTATCTGTTCGTCGCTAGGGTTAACCGGCAGATCGGCAACTTCTTCTTGCACTGCATCCAGAACAGCGTTCTGGTTTTCAGCTATCGTCTCAGCGCGGCCACCGTAGCCACCCAAGAGCAGGGACGAAATACCTTCAAGCGCAGCCTGACCGGCAACGCCAGACCAGACGTCACCCTTACCGTAACCAGCGCGTTCAGCGGCAATGTTACCAGCCAGTGCTTCTTGGCCACCTTGGATAGCTTCGGGTACTGCTTCTTCCAGTGCACCCTTGGCGGTACCTGCCAGTACGCTCTTACGTACAACCTGCTGAGCGACTTCCTCGACGACTTCGGTAGCCGCCTTCTTAGCAATAGCTGCACTGATCTGACGCGGAAGACCGGTAGCGGAAGCGGCAGCGCCGATAGCTGCGCCAAGCCCGATCTGGTCAAGGTTCTCGCTACCGTATTCTTGCGACTGTTCAGCAATAGCAGAAGCCTGTTCTTCCGGCACGCCCGCTTCCATCGCGGACTTCTTGACCGTATCGTAGATCGTGCCCTTGATTGTACCAGCACCCGACAGGGCACCAAGACCAGCCATAGAACCAAGGGATGCAACAGTACCGGCCCCACCAGTAGCTACACCGGCAGCAATAAAGGGCAGTGCAGAACCAGCTACCTGCGCAGTGGTATCCAGCGGGGAACGGAGGAAGGAGCGGCCAGCAGCCTTAATTTCTTCCCAAGTACCCTTACCTTCAGCCTGCGCCATATCGGCAGCGCTGATAAGCGCATCACGTCGAGCTTCCGACGACTGCCAATCCTGTGCACCTTCGGAAACGTCGCCCAGAAACTCAGACGCAGCATTACCTGCACCAAAGACGTCAGTGAAGGACTTACCCACACCAGCAACGCCGCTAACTACGTTAAGCGGAATGTCTGCCACACCAGCAAGTAAGTCCCCGACGAGGGGGATTTTCTCTAGCGTGTTTTCTTCCTGCGGCGCAACCAGCAGTTCGGCAGTATCGTAGCCGTTCCGTTGCAGCTTTTCGAGTAGCTGCGCCTTGGTCGTTCCTGCGGGTACGTTACGGATTACCGTACCGTTGGGCATCCGGACGTCAGGCATTTACTACTCCTACTTAAGCTGGGAGAAGTCTACAGCATTCCCCGCTGGCGCGCTAGTACCGCCCATACCGGTTGCATCGAACAGGTTCGTCTGCGCCTGCCCGCCGCTGCGCTTTGCCCACTGCTCAATAGCGTGCTGTTGTGCCCACCACTGGATGACTGCTTCGCTAGGCTTATTACCCATTGGGGTCTTCCATACCCCCTTCTCGGCTTCTGCCTTAAGCTTATTGTAGTTAGCAGTGACAAGAGCATCGAAGCCCTTATCCTTCATGCCAATCAGTTCTTTCTGGCGTTCAAAGGCAGTCGTGGCATCTGCACGGGAAGCCTCAAGAGTCTTTTCAGCCTGTTCGGCGCGGAACGCACGGTCAGCCTGTTCCTTCTCAGCACCCATCTCAATACCGTACAGGTCGCGGGCCAGTGCCACCTTCTCCTTGGCTTCCTTGCGTTCCATACCGTACAGTTCGCTAAGAGCCTTAACTGCTTCGCGTTCCATAGCCTTGCGTTCCTTGCGGGACGCTTCAGCACCGGGGAGTGCGCCGCCGATTGCTTGGCCCACGGCCTGCAAGAAGTTAGGCGAGTCAGTACCCATCATGGACGCACCGATCTGGGCAAGCGAAGCCCACATATCGTTCTTGCGTTCCTTCTCTAGATTTTCAGGGCTGCGCTGCTTTTCATAGAACGCGATTGCTTCCTTCGAACCCTTGTCTTCCGGAAGCTCGCTGTAAATCCTGTTAGCAGCACCGATCTGGTCCATGAACGAATTGAAGCGCCCCTGCGGAGCGTCCATGTCACGTTCAGGAAGGCGAGTAGTATCTGCACCAGCGCCGATACCTGCACCTAGTCCAGCGATGTATTTGCGAGTTTCGGTAGGCATGCTGCGCTTACCGGCTCTGTACTTCTCGTAAGCACCGGGACCCATGTTGTATGCGGCTGCACCGCCTTCATCCCCATAGAGCTTGCGCAGGGCAAGCGCATACTCGCGGCCCACACGGTTGTACTCTTCCGGAGTATCAGCCTGAGCAGGCTTTACTCCATAGCCGGGGCTACGTGCAGTAGCGTCAAGCACCTGCATAGCATACTTAGCACCACGCGGGCTTGTCAGCGGGCGACCCCGCTTATCGTAGTCCCGACCACCGCTTTCTTTCTTCATGATGTATGCAAGGTATTCTTCGTCGGTCATGCGGCGCGAACTACCACCGCCAGCAAATGCAACCAGACCGCCACCCGCATAGCCGTCATCAAAGCCACCGTTGGTCGGCTCGTCGAACATATCGTCAGGGACAGGGAGGCCAGCAACGCCGCCCATGGCCATACCCATCGGGGCTTCTTCGACCGGGGCTTCCATCGGCATCTGCGGCATCGGGGCTTCCGGCATGGGCGCTTCACCCTGCGGGGCGATTGCACCAAGACCCTGCGGCGGCATAGCCGGGGCACCTTGCGGTGTACCTTGAGGCGGCATCTGCGGCTGCGGATTAAAGACCTGCTGGGCTACCGTCTGCTGCGGCACCTGTTCCTGCATCTGCGCTGCGCGCATGCGGTCAATATACTGGCCAGCGGCCAGAGCAAGCAGCGGACCTTCTGGACCAAGCGCGCCAATAGCAGCGGCTTCAGCGATCTTCTGCTTATTACCGCCGTACTTTTCTGCGACGTCCTTGTAGTCCAGATTTAGCATTGCTTAGCCACCCTTGTACATGTTGTAGAGGCTTGCTGCACTTAGGCCAGCACCCGCAAGCTGAGCACCCAGCGACGGCGACGGAGCATAAGTTGTCGTTGTACTAGACGGCGTAACAGGCACACCGCGCAGCAAGCTGCTGTACTGCTGAAGCTGCTCCATCGGATAGTCGCGCTGGCGCAGGAAGTCCTGATAGGCAATATCAAGCATCTGCTGGTTAAGCGCCTGCTGCTGGGCAGCCGAAGACTGCTGCGCACTAAGCCGCGACAGGTCAGCCTGTGACTGATACTGACCAAGGTTACCCAAAGTCTGCGCCATCTGACCGGCCTGTGCCAAACCCGCCAGTCCCTGCTGCGATGCAAACTGACGCGATTGCTCGCCAAGGCGCTGCGCTTCCAGACCATACTGCTGATTAGCAAGCTGAGCCTGAAGGTCATTACGCGAGCCGAGTTCCTGCACACCAAGAGCAGCCTGAAGGTTAGCTTGCTGCGCGGCCTGACGTGCCTGTTGTTCAGTGTTGAACTGGTTCTGCGCCTGCTCGAATGCAGTCTGGTAACCACGGGCCTGAATGTCGCCCATCTGCTGACCTAGGTTACGTTCACGCTCCATTGAGGCAAGAAGCTGGCGACTACCGCCATAAGTGCCCTGACGGGCTGCACCTAGGTCTTCAGCAAGCTGGCCGCGCTTTGCGCTATACACGGCTTCCCGCATCTGCGGTTCAAGCGCCTGCTGCATAAACGGTGACATGTAACGGCCAGCGGCACCCGACTGCGTAAAGCTTTGCGGACCACCCATCTGAAAATAATTAAGCGGGCCGCTCTGCACCTGCTGCGAATAGAACTGTGCTGGGTCGTATTGACCGGCAGCCATGGAGCCAAGACCCGCCTGCTGCGCCATCTGAGAAGCAGCGCCAAACTGGCCGGGTGTCTGTAGCCCAGCATACTGGTTCTGGACGTTTTTCTGTTGGTCAGTGAAACCTGCAAGGCGTTCCTGCCCATAGGGGGTGTAAGGTTGACTTAGCGCAGTCTGGCCGCGTTGCAGCAGACCCTCGAAATACGGACGAGCGTATTCGGGCAGGTTAGACGATTCCGTCTTAACGTTCTGCGTGGCTGGTTGACTGCTACCCTTACTACCCATTATCCGCCCCTGTCATTACCGGCAGTTCGAATGACTGACACATGAAGGTGTAGCCATCATCCTTGAAGACCCGTTCCCACCCTAGACGGGCCGAGGACTCTAGTACTTCGCATTTATTATCAGTTGCCCACTTCCCAAGCAACTCCAGCATGGGGTACTTCCATAGCTTAAAGTCCTCTCCAGTTACGAAAGGACAGCTAAGCGCACGTTTGCGCGGGTACTGAACTACAGTAGTGACGATGCATCCGATGATGTCCTCGCCGCGAATAGCGATCCACAACTGGTGGTCGTGGAAGAATAGCAAGTCGAGTACGTCTTCCGGCTCGTAACGACCGTTTGTATATACCGTAGCCGCCGCGATGTAGTCCCTGATCTTAGGCCATACTTCGTGGACGTAATCTTCGGGTACGTAGCTGGCGACTACTTCACTCATGCAAGACCTTTCCGCAGTTTAGTATCCGATCCACGACCGGCACGTTTGCGGGCTTTATGGGCCTTATCCATCATTGCGTAAAGCTTATCTGCGCCACGCTTCTCGTCGCCCTTACCGATACGGCGTACTGCCGCAGGGTCAAAGACTACTTCGTCACGGGCAACGCGGGCAGGTTGGTCACGCCCAATCCGGGCGGGAACGGAATCACTGACCCCATCACCCGGACCCCGGACTGGACGGCCCCCCATACGCGCAAGCATCTCAATGCCAGCATTGCTGCTGCCATTCCCTAATTCAGATACTGTGCGCGCATCAACTACAAAGGCACCATCGGCCAGCTTCACTTCACCGCCATCGGCAAAGTTAGCACGACTATTAACTACACGGGCCAATTCAGGGCTAGGCTGCGGGGAACCCGCCTGCGTACCAGCGGGACGGGCACGGCCTTTCATAGCCAGCAACCTGTTGACGTTATCGTCACGCATCCCCGAAAGCATACCCATCTTACCTGTGGGGCGCGTAGCAATTGCAGTGGTGGGGGTCAGCCCATCAAGTTGTTTGAAGTTATAGTTACGCTCGACGCCTTTTGCCTGCTGGGTCTTGGCATCAACTTCACCGCCTTCAGCATACCCGGCACCCATGTAAGGGACCCATTGCTGCATGTACTTATTAGCATTTTTGACCGTCTTGGTACCAAGACCCAAGAAGCCGCCCTTCTTAGTGATATCCGGCGCTAGTACATTCTGAAGGATCGGCGTACCCGGTGCGGTGCTTGATCCCGGCTGAACAATCTGACCCTGCGTGTTGTAAACTTCTGGCATATCAATGTCGAAGTACCGGCGCTCCTTAGTGGAGTCGAGAAGGCTCTGGGTATCTGGAGCAAAGGTAGCCGTACGGCGCTGCGCCGTGTACGGACCAGCATAGGAGTTATCAGTCTGCTCCTGTGCGGTCTTAACAGTCGGGGTCATAGCATCACTGACGCCGCTCATCACACCCTGTGCAGCCAGCATAGGTGCTACCTTACCGACGATGCCACCGGGCAACCCCATTTTAGCAGCGTCACCGAAACCTTGGAAGAAGCCGCCCAGTCCAGTTTTACCCGCAGCGTTGATAGCAGAACTAGCCATATTCTGAACGGGTACGTTCATACCCATACCCATGGTGCTACCACCACCAAGGCCACCAAGCCCCGTGCTAGGGAAGGAGAGGTTACCGACTTCCTTACCGATGTTAGTCAGTGCAGCTTCAGTACCGGATAGCGGAGCAGCGGAAGAAGCAGCCGTACCAGCCGCGCCAGCAGTACCTGCGGCCTGTGCGCCGGGTAGACCAAGCGATGCACCGACATTACCAAGCTTGCCACCCACACCAAGCGCTCCGCCCAGTGAAGCACCGCCATAAGCCTGAAGGCCCATCATGAGACCCTTACCCAGATCGCCAGTAGCAACCGTGCCACCTACTGCACCAGCAGCACCCATCCAGATCGGCGGGATACCGAAGGCCATACCGATACCACCGAGGATTGTAGGCAGCAGCTTACCAAGCCAACCAGCCTCAGGCAGACCGGTTTCGGGGTTAATCGTAAGCGAGCCACCCGTAGCCAAAGCCAGACCCTGCAAGCTATTAACTTCGCCGGGGGTCATATGGACGAGCATGGTATCGTCGCCGCGCCCCTTGGAACGCAGTTCTTCGGCCATCGGGTTTGCTAGAACGGAAAGGCCACCCTGTGCAGGCAGCCCGCCAGTGTGCCCCGGAACCTGCTGACCAAGTGCAGGGGGGTTGCCAGCAACCGGCTTGGTGCTGTCAAGCGCTGCGAAAGGGGATGGAGTAGCCTGAACGTCCATTATGAAATCCTACCTTGTGACTACGCTTATAGCGCCAACTTGCCCAAAACCAAAGCCCATACCTAAGTCGCCCTAGAGACAAAGTTAACATCTATGATCGCAGACGGCGTAGCCGGAATAGCGGGGGTAACACCAACCGAATAAGCTACCGCAGGCAGATGTTCCATCACGACGCTGGTGCTACTTGTACGCCACATAACTTCAACCCAGACATCAGCAGCTTCGGCAAACCCGCTAAACGGAGTTACGGCAACTAGGTATGCAGGCGAGCCAGTAGACTTACGCGCCGGGATGGTAAACCGGCTGTTCGAGTTGGGCACGTCAATAGTAGTCGTACCGTTGTTATACCGGAACCAGATATCAACTTCCTGCGTGTCGTTCGTTGGGTTAGTGAACGACAGACTATAGGTCATCGTGTAGATGCCCGGTTCAGTAAACGTAATCCGCGTGTTGTTAGTACCAGATATGTAGATGCCGTTGACAAAGCTGGTGTTCTCCAGCCGCACTGCGTAGGCTTGGTCGATAGCTGCGGCAGTCTGGTCCACACTGCTATAGAACTGGTTATAGGGGACGTAGACATCTACCCCGTTCCCGTGCAGGTTGCCCCCAAAGAAATCATCAGCCGTGTAGCTCTGCGCATGGTTCGGAGTGTTGCTGTCAAGCTGTGAAAAGTACGTTTCCAGCACGCGAATAAGCTGCCGGATATACTGCGGGTCGTACTGTGCCGGTGCGTTGGGTAGTGGTGCAGCTTTGAACTTGTCGAGAGCCATTAGCCTATCTCTGCCCATCAGGTCTGACGTCGAGTCGAGGAGCGCCCAACTGCCAGTTAACCCCAAGGTTCTCCGACATGACCTTAATTGCCATCTGACGGGCACGGGCGCGAACAAAGACCTGAGTAGTGTACTGGCCCACCGTGGACTCGATAACCCGTGCGTTATCAGCAGTGTCCGACTGGAGCGCACTTCCGGGGAAGTTGCGGTGGCGTAGCTGGATCGTAGCTTCGGGCGTAGCTGCGGTAGACCCGGCAAAGTCTAGGTCAGGAACCAAGCGACGAGTGAGCATAAACTGGTCGCCGTCAGCAAGGTCGAAATCGCTAGAACGGATGAAGGACACCATCGGTGCCCCGTCAGCATCCACACCAGACTCATGGTTGTACAGGTACCCAGTATTGGTTCCGCCCGGAGTGTTCGCCGCTTGCGGATAATGACGCAGGGGGCTGTCTAGCCACGCAGTACGATCAATCGAACCGTAGTACCAGATACGCTCTAGGTGATTATAGACTACATAGGCATTGTTGTAGTCGCTGTCGGCGGTTGGGTAGAACCACCACACTTCGTTCCACTGCTCGTTGGTACCGCAGATAACTTGGTCTGACTGGCCGATGTTGATGTTGTTGAACACATGGTCACGCAGGGTGCAGGGTAGCGTCTCAACGCGGCCCGTGTAGGCATAGAACTTATCTTGCCCCATCCAGTACGTAATGTTGGCTGCGGATGCCATGCACCGGGGGGACATGACCGAGACGTTATCTGCGTACTCCTGCAACCCGAACACGTCGGTCGTGCCGAGGAACTGAAGGGTGTACAGGTTGGTATCAGTCCAGACCAAGATTTCCTGACGGGTAGGCATAGCGCGAACGATCCGCGAACCACGCGACACACGAAGGTCACCCGCAGTGTTAGTCTGCGAAGGGGTCCAGTCAGTCGGCGTGTCTTGGTCAGCCCAGCGAATAAGCAGCGGGTCGAAATCAACTTCGCTAGTCGAGCCAAACGGCACGGCACCGAAAGCTATCAGATGTTTATCCTGCTGTGACACCAGCACCTGCATAACCTTGGCGGGAACCGCGTCGGGGTCATACCCATCGGTAGTGGCTAGGTCCTTGAGCCATATAGCCTTGGTTGCCAGCGCAGTATCAGGGTTGACGGTAGTGCCCCGCTGCCACCAGAAGATCGGCCCGTTCCGGATATTGGCAACCAGATCGTTGTCGAAGTTGTCCATCCACCAGTCGCGCTGTGGCAGGTTAATCGGGGATGCAGTCGTGCCAAGACCCCAAGCATCGCGCCCCCACGTACCGACACCCCAGCCATAACCCGCAGTGGCAATCGCGTTACCACCCGGATATTCAAAGCTCAAAGTGATGGCCGTGCCGCCCGCCCCGCCAGTGATGGCTTCCGAAGCATAGGCCCCCGATAAGAAGTCGAGTGATAGGGTTGTGGTTAACCCGGCTGTAGTCGCTACCGTAAAGGTGAAACTGTATATATCTACAACGGTAATCTGGTGATTGCCGTTTATCTCGCTCGCAGGCACACCGAGTATGGGGCCTGCTACACCAGACAATTCGACGTAGTCACCGGTGCTGAGTCCGTGAGCAACCGGCAGTGTTGCAGTTACTACATTAGACCCCAGTGTCAGATAGATGCAGTTGTCCGTCGTGGGAGACGATAGCGTAGCGTTGTTATCGCGCAGTGGGGTGATGTCATAGAAGTACCCACCTGCTTCGATGTAAAGTTTTTCATTGGTGCCGAGACTCAGAAAGTCATCTGAGTACGTCGTTATCCAGTTCCACATCTGGCGGCAGTAGCCAGCGATGGTGTTAGAGGAGCCTTTTACCCAGCCGCCCAGCTTCTGCGGGTAACCTGAGCGGAACCTGATCTTGTCGCACTCGTACCAACCACCCTCATTGGAGTAGTCGGTCTGGTCGCGGTTCACACCCGGCTTAAACTGGAGCTTGATGAAGGCCATGACAAACCCTTAAGTGAACACGCAAGTATTAACTGAACCTATCGACCCAAACGCCTGAGTAGTGACCGTATCTGTGGTATTCCACGCCCACTGCCCGAAACCATAGAACGCATCGACACGAAGAAGAGTTTTGGTTCCATTAATGACAACCTGCGTCCATCCACTATTGGCAGCGCCATCAATGTACAAGTAATATTGCCCTGCTTCGTCCCAGTAAAAATCAAAGATTGCAGCGCCGCCGTAGATGGCCGATGTATCTGGGACGCAAGAGCCAAAGTTACTACCGCTGGGGGCACTATACCCACGTAAACGGTCTTGATTGACAGCAGTGCCTATACCACCCGTGGTTATGGTTAATGTGTCTGAGGTACTGCCCCCGCCTACCCCCAGCAACCCCATCTGGATACCACTCATTAGCTCAACCCCGCACCGGAAATGACCGCTTCGGTAGTCGAGTTAAACCACACAGTGCACATGCCCCGCTGTGCCAGCGTACGGTTGCCGGTGTTGGCAGTGCCTGCTTGACGAAGAGTAAGGCCAGAACCCTGCGTAATCGTAAGGGCACCCGCACTGTTGTTGTAAATCGAGACAGCGTCCCCGGCGCTGAAAATACTAGCCGGAATCGTAATACCCGCAGTGATTGCAATGCACTTGCCTACGTCACTAGCCGCAGCCGTAGTGGTGGTCGTGGAACGCGGGATGGAGCGGTAGCCGATAGCGATACCGTCAATAGTGGCAGTGGTATCAACCGAAGTAACCGAGCCGCCAAGGGTGATGTTGCCTGACGTCGTGACCGTACCGGAAAGAGTGAGGCCGTTGGTCGAACCCGTACCCGCAACACTGGTAACCGTGCCAGTCCCCGTACCGATTGCAGTACGGAAGTCCGCTGCGCTAAGAGCGCTAATCGTGTTGTCTGCGTTGAAGCGCGGGAAGGTAATCGCACCGGGGTTAGCGACCGTAAAGATATTCGCACCCAGCGTGGTGGCACCCAGCGCAGTGCGCGCTGCCGAAGCAGTGGTAGCCCCCGTACCCCCTTGGGCAATGCTCAGCGCCGTGGTCAGACCCGAAAGCGAAGTAATGTCACTGTTAGCTCCACTCGCCGCTGCGCTAAGCGCTGCACGCCCCGCAGTTGCGCTGGCTGCGGTAAAGACAGAACTACCTACGGCAGTAGCCCCAAGATTGGTGCGCGCGTCAGAAGCGGTGGTAGCCCCAGTCCCCCCTTGAGCAACGGCCAGTGCAGTGCTGAGTGTCAAGCCAGACAGGTGAGTGACTACGTCAACTACGTTTACACCATCGGAATAGACCCACATCGTTTTACCCGCAGGGACGGTAATACCCGTGCCCGCAGCGGTCTTGACGAGGATAGAGTCCGCGCAGTCATTCTTGACGATATACGGTTTTTCAATCGACGGGACCACCAGATTGCGAGTAGAGCCACCAGTCGTACCCGTGCAGCGCAAGCGCACATTGCGTGCAGTCTGCGTAGTGTTGGTATCCGTAAGCGTCAGCGTCACGTTGCCGCTAGCGAAGGTGACGTCAGCCGAACCGACAATAGCCTCTTCAATAGCAGTACCGAGGTTAAGGTTGGTGACGACACCCCACGTAGTGGCGTTCTCGCCCGTGGCCATCAACTGAATTTTTAGGTTGCTATAGGTGCTCGGCATCTCAGTTCCTTACGTCGGTATCTCTGTCCAGACCGACTCTTGTGCATCATCCACTGGAGTCCAGACCGATTCTTGCGAATCGTCTACCGGCTGCCAAATCGTAACTTGGTCACCGATATTCTCAACCCAGTCGAGTCCTTCGGGCACTTTGTCCTACCTCAGCGCTTAGAACGCACCGACCATACAGCAGCAGCGATGGTTGCGATAGCACCAGCAAGAGCCACAGCGGTTTCGCTGTCAATGTAACCCTTACCTACAGCTACGCCGCCAACAGCAGCGAGGACGGTACGGACAACGCCATAGACTTCGTTCTTAGTCATATTACTTCCCCTTAGGATATTGCTTCCAAGGCAGTTCCCAATGCGGGCCGTCCTTAAAAGAACGCCAATCACCGCCCCAAGTGATTGGAATATTTAGATCTTTTGCAGCAGCTTTAACTGTCTTGGCAAGCTGGTGATACAGCGGCCAGTCCCAGCGCACCGTGCCACCAACCATAGGAGCAAGGTCCACAGCATGGCCCGTCAGGTGCCGGGAGTTCATCGTCTTGGTAGCGCCTTGGTCGAAAAGCTGCTTCTGGCGGGCAGCAGTGCGCAACCCTTCCAGCACCGTGAAGTCGAGCGACGACATAGCCGCAGCCTTCTTAACCACGCGGACAAGATCGGGGTGGACCCCTTCAAGCCGCGATAGCGAGCGTTGTCCTAGCACGATAGACATTACATCAAGTTCCTGAGTTTATAGATCGTGGATAGGTACGTACCAGTCACACCGTCAATCAGGTTGGCTACTGCACGGTTACCCTTGCAAATCTTTTCGTGGTTCTTTTCGATCCACTCTGCGTCCTCAATCAGGATGAGCAGGATTTCGGATGCCTTGGTCTTCGGTGCCGGGACAGTACCCACCAGTTCGAATGCGCCTTGGTACGCTTCTACCAACGTATCCAGATTGTCGATGACCTTATCGTAGAACTCACCCAGCGCTACGTGCCGCGCGTAGCCGCCAACCCCTTCAGCACGCCAATGCTCAAAGTGGGCCACGTTACGGGCATAGAAGACACGGGCGATGAGTTCTTCGATCATTATGCAATCCGAATAATAGCAGTGTTGCCAGCGGCTGCCGGGAACACAATCGTAAAGTCGCCACCGATTACGGTCTTATCCGAGCCAAAGTCCAGCACGCACACCGCAGGGTTAGTCAGCGCATTACCGCTAGCATCCGTAGCAGACGGAGTGGTGTTGTAGATTAGCGCCCCGCGCGCAGTTATCGTAGCGTTGGTAAAGACCGCATTAGCGAAGGTTGCGAACCCTTGACCACTCGCATTGTCCGTAGTGACCCCTAAGTTAGTCAGGGTAATACCCCCCGCAGAGTAGTTCAGCCCGTCTATCTCGCCTTCCGAAGTATACTGCGTGGTGTTCGCGCCAAGGTTTGCTTCGGCGGTGTATAGGGCAATCTTGAACGTGTCGCCCCCGGTAGCCCGGAAGTCGTGCACCCCAAGGAGAACTTGGGCCTTGAACGAGGTGCAGAGGGTTTGGTTAATCATAACAGGCTACCCTTACCGCACCGGGTAACGGACTTGGCCGCTACGGTACATGTCTTGACGGTTCTTACCTTCACCCAGTTGCTTGAGCATGGCCATCGCTTCGTTATAGCGAGCCTGATACTGCTTCAAGACGTCTTCCTCACCCTTCATGAAGGTGTAAGCTTCTAGTAGAGCGCCATACAGCAGAGCACTGTCGAAATTGTCACCGAGCCAAGAATTGCCCGCATCCACAATTGAAGGCGGGTAGTAGAAGTAATGTAACTCGACTTCATAACCGTCATCTGGCGTAGGACCGAGAATGAACGAGTTCTCATCGAAGTAGGCGTAGCAGTACGGAAGTCCCTGATCGTTAGGATTAGGGAAGGACTGGCGAATAAAGCTGACGTCCTTATTCAGCAAATACTCGTAGTTTCCATTCGTATCCACTACAGCCAGTGAAAAGTTGGCTAACCAATCGGAAGGCACCGACAGGTACTTATTGCCAGCGGTACAGTAGCCGGTCACGTTCTTGCGCAGGTCCAGAAGCTGGACCGTATTGAATATGCGCTGCTCGGCTTCTTTAATGAACGTATTTACCTGCTCGTCAGACGTCATGCCTCCACTACCGACAGTGTCGGGGAAGTCATTCTCGACGTACGCCCGGATGGCTGCTGCAAGCTCGGTATAGTTCACGTCTTAACCCATCTTCTTGCTGTGCCCGGTACCCTTGGTAGCCGCACCGGTTCCGCGCGTCTTCTGCGTCTGGGTGTTGGCAACCTTGTTCGGGTATCCTGCGGTGTTCGGCACCGGAACGGGCTTCGGCTTCTTATCCATTCTTATTGACCTTCCCCATGTCCTTGACGGGCTTCTTGCCCGACTTCTGGTTAGCAATCTTGGCGAGATTGCGACCCAGACGCTTCATTTGTTCGTTGGTCTTACCACCCTTGGCCATGTCAATTCTCCATCTACTATGTATCTACTACCACACTATAGGTAGCCAGCAAAGCTGGCGAATTACCACGTCGTTAGTGCTGCACGCTTCCAAGTGTTCGTAGCCACACAGACGTATATGTAGTTAGCATCCCAGCATATATTCCCAGTAGTACCTGTGTCAGTAGCGGAAGCGGGAGTCTTAGGGGTCGTCAAACACATTGTATCAGACACAACGGTGAGACGTGCATTAGGGTTAACCGCGCCAATACCTACGTTGCCGTTAGCGAGTACATAGACTTTGTTTGCCGCAGCAGTGATGCCACCAGCGCGAAGGATTAGAACGCCGCCAGCACCACCGGCAACCGCAGAAGAACCGAACGAGTCGGTAAAAGAAACAGTGGGGTAGGAGCCATTAGTCGCGGTAATACCAATAGCAGGAAGCGTAGTGGTACCTATCGTTACGGTCAGATTGCTAAAAGTCGCCTTGCTATCAAGGTATGAGAAGTTGGCGTTTACGGCAGCAGAACTGATAACTGATCCCGGAGTGAATGTATTAGGTACAGCCATGACTTAGCCCCAGAGAGAATTATTCCACAGAGTTGTATCCCAAGCCCCCGTGGGGGTATCTATTACCCCAGATAGAGTTACGGTTCCTACCGCACCAGTACCTAATAGCGTATTTGGTAGCCCAGATAAACCTAAAGGATCGCTGAACCCTACGGGGTTCCAGCCCCACTGAATAACCCGGCTACC